AGGTTTGGTCAAGGCGAAGATAACAAGGCTGTCGAATATGCTGGCCTTGCGAGGGAGCGTGGCTATGAACCAACTCAAGACGAGAAGGTTCACCACGCTCGACTCTCAGCAGTAATGTCGGATTTAAAAAGTAAAAATTTTGAAATTCCTACTGATCTGTTTAGTTCGTATGAAAAAATAAGTACGAGCATAACTAATAAAAAATAAACTAATAAAATACTAAACTAATAAGGAGATATAGTATGGACAAACAAGTCGTTAAAAAAAATAGTGCAGGTGCGCTATCCTCTTTGAACCTAAGAGCCGATTCAGGTAAAGGTGCAGAAGAGATTAAATCAGATGACGTATCAACACCGATTCTAAAAATCTTACATCAACTATCACCGGAGTGTAATACAAGAAGTGCTAAACATGTTGAAGGAGCTGATCCTGGAATGTTATATTCCAACAGTTTCGGACAACCTATGGACGGTGAAAAAGGTATTGAAGTTATTGTAGCACATACACAGACTAGATATCCAGAGTGGCAAGAAATGGGAGACAGTCCGTCAGCACCGGTTGGAACACATTTAACTCCACCTGCTAATGCAAAAGAAGAAATGCGTGGTATAAAATATAGATTACAGAATGGTAACTATCTTGAAAAAACTATGTACTTTTACATTATTGTAATGATAAATGGTGCGCCAAGAAAAGCAGTGATCACAATGAGATCATCTAATCTTACACCTGCTAGAAAACTTAACGATCTTATTTCTAATTTGTCAATGACAGATGAAAAAGGATCTTTTCAACCAGCGGCATATTCTGCAATGTTTAAATTACAAACAGCTGAAAAAAGTGCGGGCGATAAAACTTGGCATATATACAAACCATCATTGGTTAGAATGTTAGACATTTCTGATCAAAAAGATGCATCTTTGTATCAAATGGGTCAAGAGTTTCATAAACAAGTATCATCAGGTTTAAACAAACCTAAATATGAGAAAGTTCAAGAAACAAAATCTGAAGAGATTATATAATTCCCTAGGGAACACTTGCGAGAGAAGGCGCTGAAGGGAGACTGGAGGCGCCTTTAAAAATTAAAACAGGATGACATATGAAAGAATACATAGAATATTTTACAGGATTACAAAGAAGTTATGGTGTCTGTAAAGTTGATGATGGATACATTGACGAAGTAACAGGTAAGAAAAAATGGAAACATGAATGGGCTAAGATACCTGTAACTAATGAAGATTATAAAGAACACATAGAAGGAATTAAATCAATAGGTATTCAACCTTGTACTGATGAAGGTATGGCAAGGTTTGGTGCAATTGATGTGGATAAATATCCAATAGATAAAAAATTTTATCTTGATGTCATCCAAGATAAAGACCTACCCATAGTCCCTGTATTATCAAAGAGTGGTGGATTACATTTATATGTATTCACTACTCGGTGGGTCAAAGCAAAAGAGATAAGAAGTTTTTTAGAAGACTTATTAGTTGCATTTAAACTACCACATGCAACAGAAATATTTCCAAAACAAACACAACTAATATCAACTGATGGAACTGTATCTAATGGTAACTTTATAAATTTACCTTACAATGGTGATGATAGAAAAGCATTAGATATAGATGGTAGTCAAATGCCATTTGAAAAATTTGTACAAACAGTTGGATTAAATTTAGTAGATCCAAAAAATTTTAAAAAAATAAAAGAAGATATAATTTATTCAGAATTAAAAGGCGGTGGAGAAGAATTCGAAGATGGACCACCATGTTTACAAAAATTAACTAAAGAAATTATGACGTTTACAGATGGTAGAGATAGATTTTTATACAATTATATGGTCTTTGCTAAGAAAAAATATACAGACAGTTGGCAAAAAATGGTATTACAAGCAGGTAGAAAGTATTTTTCTTTTGATGAGCATTGGACAGATGATCATATAAAATCAAAAATAAAAAATTGGGAAAAACAAAAGAAAGGTTTTACCTGTACAGATCCATTACTAGAACCAAACTGTATGAAAGCATTGTGTGTAAAAAGAAAATTTGGTGTACTATCAGGAGAAAAAGCAAACTATCCAACATTAAGTAATCTACAAAAAATAAACATTAAACCTAATCCAGAATGGAGAGTAACTGTAGAAAACTCTGAAGAAAGTGAAACAATACAATTACATTGTAAGAACACATATAAATTAACTCAAGTGCATGAATTTAAAACTGTATTATTTGAACAAGCTTTAATTGTAGCTCCATCAATTAAACAAGATCAGTTTGATGAAATATTAAAATCAATAAGTGGTAAAGAAAAAATAGAAATTATAGAACCTGCAGAAGGTACAAGCCCAACAGAGATACTGAAAAAATTATTAGAGAAACATATATACGGGGCTCAGGCAACAAGCTTCATGTCTTTTTCAAGTGGTAGACCTTTGGTAGAAGAAAATTTTGCATGGTTTATTTTTGATAAGTTTTTAGACAAGTTAAAAAACGAAGAATGGAAACATGACGCACAGAAAACATCTTACATGATTGAAAGAGAATTGTTTAATCATAAAGATAAAGATGAAGATAAAAGAGTTATGTTTGGTAAACAAAAAAGGTATCCAGGTAAGGACGATGATGGAAAACCATTTAAAGCACTTAGAGTAGCTAAAATACCTTTGTTTCTTTTTGAAGAAAAAGAAGAAATTAATGAAACAGTAGAAATTGAAAGTGAAGAACAAATAGTATGATTTATAAATACTATGGTCCTCCAGGGACTGGTAAGACACATCGTTTAATATCTAGAGCAAAAGCTTATGCAAGAATAGGAGTACCTTTAAATCGTATAGGATACTTTGCATTTACTAAAAAAGCTGCAGATGAAGCAAAAGAACGAATGCCTTTTCCAAATAAAAAATTAAGATATTTTAAAACACTTCATGCATTAGCTTTTGAATGTTTAGATATGATACAAGAGGATGTAATGCAACCATATCATTATGAAGAACTTGGTAAAAAATTAAATCTACAAGTAAAATTTTATGATCGCTATAATAAAGATGAATCATTTTATTTAGGTTTTGAAAACACATATTTCCAAATAATACAAAGAGCTTTCAATAGAAATGTTAAATTAAAACAAGAATATAATTTAGAAGAGTATGACCCTAAAGATGTTGATTGGGTAACCCTAGATCACATAAATAAAAATTTAAAAAATTATAAAACAAAGAAAAAAGTTTTTGAATTTAATGATATGATTAAAAATTTAACAGATAGCCCTGAAAAAATACCAGAGTTTGATGTAATATTTATAGATGAAGCTCAAGATTTATCACCTTTACAATGGAAATTGTATGATATTTTAAAAACAAAAACTAAAGATATTTATTTAGCAGGTGATGATGACCAAGCTATTTTTGCTTGGGCTGGAGCAGACGTAGGTAGATTTATAAGAGAACCTGCAAAAGAAAAAGTTTTAATATACTCAAAAAGAATATCTAAAGCAGTTCAAGAACAGTCTAAAGTTGCCATAGGAAACATTGTAGGAATAAAAAAACAAAAAATTTATTATCCCAGAGATTATCAAGGTATTTCTGAAGAAATATATAACTTAGATGAAATAGATTTAACAAAAGGAAAATGGTTAATACTAGCAAGGACTATATCTAAATTAAAAAAAATAGAAGAAATTTTAATAGAAAAAGGTTTATATTTTCAAAGTAATAAGGGAAAAAGTATTTCAGTAACTTTGCACAAAGCTATAAAAAATTATGAAAGATGGCGCCAAGGTGCAAAATTATTAGAAGAAGAAGTAAAAGATATAAAAGATTATGTTAAAAATATTAAATGGAATAAAAACAAAGGTTGGTTTGAAGAATTTTCATTAGCACATAGCGATGATAAAGAATATTTTGTTCGTCTGCTCGAAAACAAAGAAGACTTAGATGAACCTGCGAGAATTTGGATTTCTACAATTCACGCTATAAAAGGTGGTGAACAAGATAATGTAATTTTATGTTTAGATCTTGGTAATAAAATAATTAAGGCAATGAATCAAAGCCAAGACAAAGCTGATGAAGAACATAGAGTTTGGTACGTTGCATACACACGTGCAAAAAATAATTTATATATGTTTAAATTAAAAAACAAAACAAGAAAGGCCTACCCACTATGACAAGTAAAGACATGTTTGATGAAGCATTTCCACAAGACAAACAAATTGGAGGATCACATTATAAAGAATTTAATATTCAACCCTATGAATTTATTTCTAAGAACGAACTTTCTTTTTTCCAAGGAAATGTTATAAAATATGTGTGCCGCTATAAGAATAAAAATGGCATACAAGATTTAGAAAAAATAATTCATTATTGTGAATTACAGATTAAAACAATGAAAGATTTAAAAAAGAAATGATTGTAGCACATACAGAATGGGTTCCACCAAAAGAATTTCCTGATTTAAGAAAAGCAGATGAAATTGCAATTGACTTAGAAACACGTGACCCTAATTTAAAATCAAAAGGTTCAGGTGCAATATCAGGTGATGGTGAAGTTGTGGGTATAGCTGTTGCTGTAGATGGTTATAAAGGTTACTTTCCTATAGCTCACGAAGAAGGGCCAAACTTAGATCGTAAAAAAACTTTAGAATGGTTTAAAGATATTTGTGAATGTCCAGCTACAAAAATATTTCATAACGCAATGTACGACGTATGTTGGATACGTAATTTAGGTATAAAAATCAATGGTTTAATTGTAGACACCATGATTGCTGCCTCACTTATAAATGAAAATAGATTTTCTTACACATTAAATACTTTGTCTTGGCATCATTTAGGCGAAGGAAAAAGTGAAGCAAGACTAACTGAAGCTGCAAAAGAAAGAGGACTAGATCCTAAAGCTGAGATGTGGAGAATGCCTGCAATAGAAGTTGGTGCTTATGGTGAAAAAGATGCAGAGATAACTTTAAAACTTTGGCAAAAATTAAAAAAAATTATTATAGAAGATAATCTTCAAAATATATTTAATCTTGAGACTGATCTCTTTCCTTGTTTAGTTGATATGCGTCACCTAGGGGTGCGGGTAGATGTCGAAAAAGCCAATCAATTGAAAACAGCAATGGCAGTAAAAGAAGAAAACCTATTACAACAAATAAAAATAGAAACAGGAATAGATACTCAAATATGGGCTGCAACAAGTATTGCGAAAGTTTTTGAAAAATTAAAACTACCTTATACTTTAACTGAAAAAACAAATTCTCCCTCATTTACTAAAAATTTTATTTCTAATCATGAAAATCCTATAGTAAATATGATAGCAGAAGCTAGAAAAATAAACAAGGTTAGAACTACTTTTATTGATACTATTTTAAAACATGAACACAAAGGTAGAATTCATGCAGATATAAATCAAATTAGATCTGATGATGGTGGTACAGTTACAGGAAGGTTTAGTTATTCTAATCCTAACTTACAGCAAATACCAGCCAGGGATCCGGAAACAGGGCCTTTAATTAGATCATTATTTATACCTGAAGAAGGATGCAAGTGGGGTACGTTTGACTACTCGCAACAGGAACCAAGGCTTGTCGCACATTACGCATTAAAATTTTCTTTACCTTCTGTGAATCAAATTGCAGATTCATACGAGAATGACCCTTCAACAGACTTCCATAAGATTGTTGCAGAGATGGCTAACATACCTAGATCACAAGCTAAGACAATTAATCTTGGTTTGTTTTATGGTATGGGTAAAGCAAAACTACAAGGTGAGTTAGGTGTGTCTAAAGAAAAATCAGAAGAATTATTTTTAAAATATCATGGAGAAGCACCTTTTGTAAAACAATTAATGAATAAAGTTATGAAAGCTGGAGAAACAAGAGGACAAATAAAAACTTTACTTGGTAGACGTTGTAGATTTCCTAAATATGAACCTGTATTGCGTGGTGCAGACTGGGGAACATATGTACCAGCTGAAGAACATGAACGTATGCTAGAATTACAAGAAATGGGACCAGTATTGAAAGATTTTGAGGGAAATATTATAAAAGATAAAGATGGAAAACCAAAGAAAAATTATTGGCATCAAAATTCTACACGTAGAGCATTTACATACAAAGCTTTAAATAAATTAATACAAGGTTCTGCTGCAGATATGACTAAAAAAGCAATGGTTGACTTGTATAAAGAAGGATTACTTTCACATATACAAATACATGATGAGTTAGATTTTTCTATTGAATCAAAAGAACAAGCTGATAAGATAAAAAAAATAATGGAACAAGCAGTAGACTTGGAAGTTCCAAATAAAGTTGATTATGAATCTGGACCTAACTGGGGAGAGATAAAATAAATTATGGCTTATTTAAATGCGGACATACCACCTATCTACTGTAAAATACGT